CTAACTTCTGGCCGAGTGTGTAGGTTACTACACCATCAGCTGCCGCATATTTAGCGACATATGGTAATGAGAACCCAGTGATTACTTTTCCAGCTGCTGCCATATCTTTCACCTCTCCCTTTATTTCTGAATCTTATTGATTTCACTATCCAGGCTGTCCTGCATAGCCTTCGACACTTTTTCACGGACCGATCTCACGGTCTTATTGATAAAAGGCTGCGAATACATGAAACTTGTTCCAGCATTGATCGAATTCGCAAGCAAAGGAACCGGTTTTTGCTTACCATTCGATAGATAGTAATATCCATCGAAACCAACTTTCGCGCTCGTCGTTTCGTCTTTCCGGATTTTCGAGATACCCATCTGCTGGAGAAGGACATCCTTATCTCTTTCATAACAATATCGTCGAGTCTTATCTGATCCGCGCTGACCGTCCTTCGTCGTTTTGAGTGACTTCAGCTGACGACGCATCTCATCGGCGACGATGCCGGAGCCGTTATAAACGGCGACAGTCGACAGATCACTGATGTTCGAAAGTTGCTCTAAATTATTTAGAGTGTCTTCAAACCCTTCCGTTTGCATGTCTATGAATTTGTTACTGCTCATACAAGCATCACTTCCCACTGATAATGAATCAATTTCGTTGTATCTTCGTAATCGACGGCCGATAATCTCCAGGACGCGTTTTCGATTCCATTTAGACACTCTTGAATCTCATCAATAAATGAATCAAATTCTTCTTGTGTATAGAAATCGATAATAACCGGGATTACCTGCTCATCCTTTTTGTTATCGCTATGAAACGCGTCATCTTCAGACTGCTCCGTCCATACAACGTATGGAGCAAGATCCATATCTTCCGCTTCGTAGTGATAAACTTTCAAATCGTCTATCTCTGTAATTTCTGAATTAAAATCTCTAAGTAGCTGGTTGATAGATTTCATAGTTCTTCTCCAATCTGATCAGAGTCAATAGAACGGAATCCTTACCGATTTCTTTCTGAGTCGCATCAATCTGATACTGAACACTTCCGATCTCGGCGACCATTCCTTCCACTATCGGCTGACTATTGAACACTCGAATCAATGAATCGATGCGCTTTTCCGCATTCTTCGCCGCGTATAATCTAGTAACGCCAACCTGCCGCTCCTCAAAATAATCATCTTCGAGATAGACTAGTTTTTTCACTGGTTTTAAACCAGCCGGAGCCACGTTTTTTAGCGTGTAGATCTTAACCATTCCCTGCTCATCCATCGATATCACCCCAGTCCGTATAGCCGTCCGCCATTGATAACTGCGCCTTTTGTTCATCATATGAACTTTTCAGCTTGTCATAATTGTCCGGATTACCGAAATTCATGCGGCAATAAGTACAGATAGCAGTCGTCACGATGTCATCAATCGGATCAGGAATAACAACACCAGCGACTTCCAGGTCCTTTTTTGCTGAGCCGATAAGCCTATTCAATTCACTATCGAATGTTGTCGTTGTTACACGACAAGCAAGCCTTACGTCATCTATCAACATGATTTATTCATCCTTTTTCTTTCGAGATACACGTTTTTTCGGCTTTTCAGATTTTTCTTCAGGTTTTTCCGCTGATTCGAATTTTCGAACTTTTGATTCGGGTTTTGGATTTTCGAGCGCGATAGCGAGACCGCGCCCGATCAAATCCTGACCTCTGTCCTCATCGACCTCGAAAGTCGAACCAACCGAATGCATCTGATGATTGAATTTATCCGAAAAAGCCTTTGCGACCTTAACCTTCATTAACCTTCGGTAGGCTTAGCAACTAACGCGAAAGCCTTGTCAGCTACTACTCCAAGACCTACGTAAACCTTACCAAGCACTTCAACCAGATCTTCCTTCTTTCTGGTCAGCTCATCGAATTTGTATTCGATGCCGTCACCGTTAGGGAAGTTTGCAAGCGCGCCTTCTCCGAAGTCACCAACGATCATGTAAACATCGCCCTCTTCAGCATCAGCGTATGCTGGGAGTGAGTTGTTGAAATGAACGTCAAAACCTTCGAATGGATCAATTGAATAACTACCTGCATACTGTGCAGCCTTGAATAAAGACCATGTCTTCTTGTTCATGACAACAACTGGATTAGCAGCTTCGTCAGATAACTCACCAAGTGCTTCAGCTACTACACCGATAGCAGGAGCGGCAGTAATTAAACCAGCTGATGGTGATGTAGCAGTTGCGGACTGTGGAAGTGCTGCGATGATTGCAACAAGCTGATCAGCCATCTTTTTGATAATTCTGTAAGCAAGCTCATCATAGATGTAACGAAGGAATGCTTCGCCACGAAGAGACATTACTTCATCAGAGAATGACTTCCACTTCTTTACATACTGTGGGATGATTGTGACAATTCCTTCGATAAGCTCTTCTTCAGGAACTGGATCACCGCCTTCTGTGTGAATTGTTGCAACACCACCAGAAATCTCAAAGTTGACCTTAAGGTTTCCTTTGATGTTTGCTCGATCAACAAGACCCATGATCTCATTCTTATCCCAGGCAGTCTTGACAATGTCATAAACGAAATCAGGAACTGCAATCGTTCCATCTTCTGCGTTTGTTGTCAGAAGAGCAGCACGAACTTCTGCAAAGTCTTCTGACTTAATAGCATCAGCTAACTTTTCGATGTACTCAGCGGAATTTCTGTATTCCTTGATCTCTTTCTTTCCCATATCTCTCTCCTCGTGTTTCTCAATGACTTCTCCAACTTTTCCAGCTGCAATCTTGTTGCGAATTTCTACGCGCTTAGATTCAGCTTCTTTTCTGGACTCGATTTCTTTGTTGATGGAACGAACTTCTTCTTCCATCTGTGTCAGCTGATCCATGTCAGCCGTTTCAAGCTGGCCAGATAACTCTGTCTTTCTAGCTTCCAGCTCTTCCATGCTCATATCTTTTAAATTTTCCATAACCATTTTCTCCTCTTACATTTCGAGTAAAATTTGAACCATTTTCCTGCGACGCTCTAATTCACGCGCTTCAGCTCGTACACTCTCCAGTGATTCCTTCGCACTATCCAGTGCTTCGGATAAACCTCTCGCTTGAATAGATGTCTGCTCGTAAGCTGGGAATGTTACCGCTGACACTTCAAACACCTTTTCGATTTTAGTGATAAATCTTCGCGGGTAATCCGTATCAATGTCTTCCCATCTATCTGCTTTAACGATGAACATGAATGACATGCCATCGATATCGCCACGCTTTACTGCTGAATAGAGATTTCTAGCGTCTGAATTATTTTCGATGTCTATATACATCTTGCAAACCAGACCATCATCATCCACCATGAGCTGCATGGTGGAATTTGAATTGTTATTTCGCGAACGCGCAAGCGGAATCATGTCCGTGTTATGGTTTACCAGAAAAGCGACATCGCGCAAGTCTGTCTCAAACAATGCACCGCGTTCAATCGTCTCTTCATACCAGCCCATATCTGTCGATGCTTCGTAAACAATCGGACGGCCTTCAAGATATGCGCCACGTTCATCTTCCATCGCACGAACTTCAAAGTTAAACATGCGGATTTCTTTGTTATGCTTTTTAAGCTGATTTATTTGCTGGTTCATTGTTCACCCCTTCCTGGCCACCTACGACCATCCCATCACTAACTTTTTCATCTGCGTTATAGTATTCGCCGCGGATAATTCGAACGTCACCGCCTTCAACCGGTGGCAAATTCCATATTTCACGAACATCATTGATTGACATAATTCCACGGTCCAATAGACCATTTGAAACATCGAGCTTGTCTTTATTAGACATATACTGGAGCCGGTTCGATGTCACAATGACATGATTCACGGACTGCTCTCGCAAAGTGAAAAGCATCTTCTCCAGACCTTCCGCGAACTGAATCGCAAACGGTTCAATCGCACCCTCATAGAATGCTGACCATGCATCGCCGTATGCCTTGTTAGTCAGGATATCTTCATTCACATTGAAATATTCGAATACATTCTGACGAATCAAAGTCATCTGATCCTTATCGATGACCCACGGCTTCGCTTCGATCTGGTGAATATCCTGATAGGTGTTCGGGAATAATAGGATTCCGCCGCCTTCCGCTTCTCTAGCAAAATTCGCTTCGGAGAATCGCTGACGTTCTTTCTTCAGGTCTTCCGTGAATGAGAAATTCGTCGCGCGCGCCCAGAATCGATATGATGCGGATGATTTCGTCGCTTCTTTAATCGCCTGGTTTCCAATGCTAATCAAATCAAGCGTCGGGCGAATCGCACGATTATCTTCTCCGAAAAATTCAGATTTATGCTGGAACTTTGTCAGCACTTCACAATAATCGTATTCAATAGCTGCAACCCTGCCATTCCTGAATTTATATTTCAAATATTGCTTTCCGTCATATTCGACAACCTCGCACTGATCAGGAATCGCCGTGAATATTCCGGAAGGCTCCCCGAAATCATCAAACACTGGGATAACGAATGCAGTGTTGTAAATATCGAGAATCGTCGAGAGACGATAAAGAAATTGTGGCCATGTCTGGAACGTGTTCGGAGCTTTCGAAAGTTTCGAAATCAATCCCGGACGCGCTGAGCCTTCAAAGGAAACTTTCAATTTGCTCATGTGAATCGCGCGGATGTTAATGGCTGCGCGAATCAGCTCGGACTGATAGATTGAACCTTCGAACGCATGAAATCGTGCTTCGTATCCGCTGAACATTTGAAATCTTCCGAATTTTGACAAATCAATCGGCTGCGGACGTTTTCCAAGAAATAAATCAAACAGACCCATTTTTTAACCTCTCTCCAATTTCTGAATAATGTTTCTGACGTACACACAAGGCATCCGCCAGTGCTGCACATCCATCTATATGAGCGGATGCATTTAGTTTGATTAACTTGCCGCGTCCGCGTTCCTTGTTCATTTTGATACCAGCATTCAGAAGATGAATTTTCATCAAATCATTGTCGCCGATATTGATTCGACCTTCTTTCAATAAGCCTTCCATCTCCTGGAGAACACCCCAAAGATTATCGCCCTGATATACGTCATCAGTGACGAATCCGTATGTCTTCATGTCCTGAATCAAATACTGGCTCGAATACCGGTCGTATCCAACGACCTGCGGAAGAATCTGATATTTCTCGACCATCTCGACAAGCCAGTTATAGCAATCGTGATAATCGACGAATTCTTCGCCCGATAGATCTAACCAACCTTTTTGAATGTAAAGCTCATACGGAAGATTATCGCGAGCAATCGCATCTTCTAGTTTGTTTTTTGGTAACCAAAATTTTGGTAACACATTTATAATTCCATCACGCTCCACCAGCACCAGCGCACACGTCAAATCTGTCGTCTGCGATAAGTCGATACCAGCGACCGCGTAAGAGTGAATCAGATCTTCAGCTCGAAGAGGTTTATTGATGCACTTTTCGACTGTCTTAGTCGATAGCCATGCAAGTGATGAATTCTGTTTAATATTGCAATACTTGACCATGAATTCGTTTTTCTTCGGAAGTGAACCTTCCGCAATCGCAATCTCTTCAAGCATGTAGTCATAGCTTATGGATACGCCGAGATTCGGATTCGATTTCTTCAACTCATTCAAGTCGTTCCATTTCTCAACGTCGTCAATCATATAAAGGACCGGAAGCAATCGATTCTCTTTTGAATCACCAAGAAGAAAACGCGTCGCTCTTCGCATCAACTCATCAAATATTGAATCGTTAATGT